TCTCTATCTTGTACTTCTTTAAAAGAGTTAGATAAAGACATTCTAAGGTCTGTTCTTTATGAACAGAAAATTTCCTATCCAGATGGAATGGTTAAGAAGTCTAAGGGTAGACTCTCACCTTTCTTACAGAGTAATGGTCAGTTAATGGGTTCGACTTTGTCTTTCCCCATTCTCTGCATCATTAATTTGGTCTGTTATTGGAAAGCCTTAGAATCTTATATTGGATGTTCTGTTCCGGCAGAATCTCTTCCCGTTCTTGTGAATGGTGACGATATTCTTTTCCGAGCAAACAAACAATTATATGATCTTTGGTTGACAGAAATTTCCAAGGTAGGTTTTACCCTATCACTTGGTAAGAATTATGTTCACCCAACATTCCTAACCGTGAATTCTCAAATCTTCCACTATTCCAAGTTTGGAGGATTTAAGCGTCTCGGTTATTTGAATACTGGATTACTGACCGGTCAGTCAAAACTGACCGGGCGTGACGCTGCTACTAAGGCTCCTGTTTGGGCCTTATATAATGAAGTTATACCCTCCGCTGTTGACCCATTACGGGCACATCGTAGGTTTATTCATTATAATCGATCTTTGATCGAGGAAGCTACTAATAAGGAATTTAACATTTTCCTTCCTGTTAGTCGAGGTGGTCTCGGATTTATCCGGATGCCATCCCAATCTAACAAAATTACTAGTTTCCAGCAACGTTGGGCTTCTTTCCTTGAGAAGGAGGTGAGACAGGCTATAAGTAAAAATGAATTGCCGAGATCTTTTGGTCTCGGTCTCATTCAAGAGAGAGCTCCGTTTACGGAGCCCTTAAACTTGACTTATAAGCCACATCTTTCCCTGGAACCAATCTTTGGTCCCTATAATTTGGGAATTGTTCCTTTTTTAAAGAAGGAGTATATATATCCTTCCTTATCTCAACCATTCGAATTTGACGAAAAGTTGATTTTCCGGTTTCGCATACCTTCTAAAAGGAGGATGGCGGAATTCCGGAGTCTGACTCTTGATAGAGTCTCTCATAGGAAATTATATGTACCCCTTCCACGTATTTGCTCACGTCGACAGTTCACTACTGAGGCGTTGGCACTTACGGGAAAACTCCTTTAGCAGGGAGTATGGGGTTGAGGAAGTTAAAGAGACCAAAACGGTGGCTTCGGCCTTAATACTTCCGTGCTAAGTGGAATGTTCATTCTGTAACATTTTGGATATTCCTAAATGCCAACAGACTGCACGGTTTCACTATAGTCTTTATAGCCTTCTTCGATGTACAGTCGCACCTACGTCGGGTGGTATCCCATACAATGACGAAAAAGAACAATCAGAATAAAAAGTCAGGTCAGCCGGCCCGTTTAAGCCGGAAGAATAACAATAACAATTCTAATGGAAATTTTAATTCAAAAGGATGGAATAATAACATGGGGCAGCCTTCTTTGGCTGCTCCAGTTGCTTATTCCTCTCCCACTTTGAATAATTCTCCGTTGATTAAATCCTCATCTCGTATGACAAGAATTAATCATCGGGAATTAGTGACTACCATTACGGGAAATACGACATACGGGACTCAGTCTTTTTCAATAAATCCTGGTCTCGCTGCGACATTTCCCTGGTTGTCATCTATTGCCCCAAGTTTTGAACAATATTGCTTTAAGCGTCTCCGGTTTCATTATGTCACCAGATCCGCCACGAGCTATGTTGGATCAATTCTTTTGGCACCTGAATATGATGCATTAGATGCTGCCCCTACTACGGAAGTGGATACTGCCATGATGGCAGGAGCTAAAGAAGATGTCCCTTGGCGTGATCAAGTAATTGATTTCGTCGTGAGTGACATGTTTCCTCTTGGCCCTCGGAAATTTATCCGAACCAGTTCGATAGTTGGTACAGCCGACCTTAAAACTTATGACGCAGGCCAGCTTTTCGTTGGAAAAGCTGGATGTGCCGATACTTCTAATGTCGGAAAGCTCTGGGTTGAATATGACGTTGAGTTACATATTCCCCAGAACCCTAATGCTACTCAGGCTGCAATGGCAGGAGCTACCTCAGTTTACAATATGGACACGAGTCAATCTCTTGTCGATAATGTCGCTGAGGTAATTGATTTTGACGAGATGGTTTATAACTCCATTGGAGTTACAGAAGCCGGTGGAGTTTTTACACTTCCTGCAGGAGATTATATCTTTACTGCAGTCGTCATTCTCGATTCCTCTGCCTCAGGCACAGGAATATCTGCCCTCGAGGCAATTGCTCTCAAAGATGGAGCTGCTATGAACCCACCTGTTTCGTCCAAGGTCTATGAAGACATGGCCGATTCAACTGGTCTCAATATGCAAGTAACTCTAATTGGATATATATCCAGTGATGGAACTAATACTCTTTCCGTAACTGCTGAAGCCGATTCAGCTGGAACACTATCTTTAGTGCCCGACCTTAATCGGATCATCATACAGAAAGTTGTATAATTCCTGTTATTGAATTGGCAGGTTGGGTTACTGTTTAAGGATCAGTTACCCTTCCGTAAGTCCAATGTAGGTAGAGACTCACTGATTCTCTCATCTTGATGTTTATCCTTTCTTACGATCGGTTCTCATCTAAGATGACGCTCAGTGAGCTCTTTCCTATCATTTGTTTCTATTAACTAGTAAAATTAGAATTGAATCTCATTGCCTTAGTCGCTGTAATCTCGGTTTTTATCCGTTTGTACTGGCGATGGTCTTGTCGAGTTAGGGGTAAAAGTTAAAACTTTCCCAATCCTCGTGAGATTATGGTTCAACTTTGAAATTCGGTTAACAGAAATAAAAACTTCTCTCCAATTCTCATAGAGG